ATAAACCAAGGCAAAAGGTTTGATCTATATGCCTAAGTGCTTCACGAAAATTTAAATTATACTTATATCCAACGTATGAAAAACAATCAAAGCTGTGTTCAGGGAATCCAAAGTCTGTATATCTAAGCCTGTTATTGATTAAAGCTATAGATACTGTAGGATTATTATCCTTACGAAGATCACTCTTAAACTTTTTATTAGGCTCTTGAAAAGGTACGCAGTAGTATTTAAATATCTGATATTCAGATACTTTACTAAGTACTACGTCTTTTGTTAGTGAGTCTTCGCTGTTTCTTGAGTGTATCATAAGTATATGGGGAGGTAAATATACTACATACCTACCTCCCCTTACTTAATTACAACCAATCGTTAGTTTCAGCAACTGGAGCTGAACTCTCTGCTGTAGGGGTTACAACCTCAGGGGTGTAACTTTGCAACAGAAGATCAGAATTGTACTCAGCATTGAACGTACCATACTCATCGTTCAAAGAACGAACAAATACATCAGTACGTGCAGGCTTAAGACGTCCGAAGCAGCGAGTATATACTTGCTGATACTTACCATCTTTAACACCTAGCATAACCCTTACTTTATTGTCAACTAAAGAAGTCATCAAAGACTTAAGCTCAACAACGTTACCTTTAACAATATCATCGATTGTGTCAAAAGCACATTCGCCATCGTTAGGTATGTTAGCCCAAGCTTTAATAAAGTTAATAAGGATCTCCTCGCCTGGATACGTACGTCGTATTCCTTCTGTCTTAAACCAATCTGGAGCAAGGTCAGGCTTCTCTGCCCACGTTACTTGCCCAAACTTATTAGTAATTTGGAACTTACCAGTTTTAGATGCAGGACGATGCTCTGCCCCTACAAGGATCTCTAAGCGAGTACTGAAGTTATGCTCAGTATTCTTTACCCAAAATACTATTTTGTTCTTTACACTTTCCCCAAGTTGTATACCTGAATAATTAGGTTCAGTCTTCATTTGAACACCGAGAGCATTAAGCTCTGCAAGATTAGGGTTAACTGCAATTACTGATACAGGAGCTATGCCTGTAAATAAAGGTACACCGCCACCGGCAACCTGCACTTCTGAAGAATTAGATTGAATAGCCATTAGTCTTGAATTTCTGTTGGGTTAGTAAATGATTGATTATAGTCTTTAGCTACAAACTTTTCTATATCTTCAATATCAAAGTTTTGTACCTCTTCTGTAGGTATACTGGTTTGATTAACATCTACAGTATCATCAATAAGTTGTACACGTATTACTTGATGCTTCTTAACTCTAAGCTTACTTAGTTTAGGGTGAGAGAATATCATCTTTAATTCTGCTGCAGTTAATCCATACTTCTTACGTATACCTGCACGGTCTATACCGTTGCCAAGGTCTATTATTATTTGTGACACCGTCAAAGTTTGAGGTGTATCTTCTTGCACCACCTCTGGGGTAGCGTCTACTCTTGTGTCAAATGACATGTTTAATTAATTAATCTATGAAAATCTTTGTCCACTCCAATTCAGCATCTAATCCTCTTAGATGCTCACAACGTGAACCTGCTGTGTCGTCGTTTGTTGAGTCAAACGAAATCTTTGTAGTCTTATCGCCCCTGTACACATACCCAATAGCGTCAGAGTTTGCACATGCAATTTCTCTTAGCTTACCAGACAATGACAGATCGTTAGCTTTAACCTCCTTACCATTCTTAGTTAGATACTTATCTTTTAAGTGTCCAACAAAGATGACATGAGGAGCCAACTGTGAGAGGCGATTAAACCACTTCATAAAAGCCCTACGTAAATACAAATAACCCGCTCCGTTTGGGAGAGTTAGTACAGATAAACCTTTATTGTCTTTATCAAAGTTCTTACCCATTGGGGTAAGTCTGTAAAGATCTTTGGCATCCTCTTCACACCAAACCTCAAGTTGAGTAATGGTGTCAATTGCAATATACTTGTAAGGTTTTCCTTCGCTAATAATAGCCTTCCCAATCTTAGCAAGCTCCGCGAGAGAGTTTGCCTTGACCTTAAGAGCGTTTACCATATCTGATCCATCTTCTAGGTCAATGATAAGACAACCCTCAAGTTCTGAGAGAGACGTGGTTTTCCCGATCTTGGGAGCACCATATATAATCATATTCTTTGGACTCTTGCGAGACGCTTTAATAACTTTTGTAGGTAATTCCATTAGTTAAACTCTTTCATTAATTGTAAATGTTGATAAATCTGTTTCAAAAGGTATCATACCAAGTAACCCATCTCTGTTCTTTTCTATATGTACTGCCATAAGACCAATAGGATCTTCGCCGCAGTACTTATCAGTAATTCCATACAAATCATAAGGACGTTGTAGCATCATTACTACGTGTGCGTCCTGACCAATAGAATCACCCCCAAACAAGTCTGTTAACAATGGTTGATATTGCTGTTTAGCTCTATACTCTTGCTCAATATTACGATTCAATTGAGATAAGAGTATTGTAATACATCCCATCCTAGCTTGTACCATCATACAAGTTTTAGATAAAACATTTAGTCGTTGCAGCTCAGTATCTGCATTCCCACGTACTAAACGTGAGTGATCAATAAGATTAATAATTGTTGCATCAGGGTACATGTTAAATACAGATTCATTAACTTTTTCTACGTTCTTCATATCTTGAGGAACAGAGCAAAAGAAAATAGGATACTGTTTATATTTCTGTACCTTATTGCAATATTTATTAAAATTATCTTGAGAGATTTTGCCTTCTACTGACAGTAGCTCATACGGTTGTAGCTTTGTATCCTTTGATCCTGCTCTAAGTATCTGTTGATACCCAGGCATCTCAAAGCTCCAATACAATACCACTACGTTCTTAGCTATATTAACGTCAAGCAAATCAAATATTAATTGATTTGAAAACGCTGACTTACCTACACCTGGGCGTCCTGCAACAACATACATTTTACCACGTTGCAAACCCCCCATCAAATTCTTGTTTAACCTATCCCATTTAGTAGGATATACTTTTCTCTTACCGTACATACCTGTACGAACTTCAGAGATAGATTGATCAACTGACTTTGATATATGTTTAAGTACACTTATGTCGGACAGATTATAACTGTCGTGTGATTCTGTCTCCTGTTTCTGAGTCATTTTCTAGATCTTCGTATTGTTCCCATGTATATCCATTAAGCCAAGTTTGCAACATTCTCATGTAGCCTAAAGTATTATTTTGTTTCCGAAGGCGTAGTTCTACACCTAATAGAGTAACAATTTTTTTATGCAGTAGTTTGTTATTTCCTACTACAGAACGATACTTTTTCTTAGCCTTATCGTTAGAATTAGCATTAGCATCTCTAGCTCTAAGAATACGAGTCCCATCTTTACCAAACACTTTTAGAGGAAAGTGGGAGAGAAGCTCAGACCACATAGCATCGAATGAAGACTGGAATAAATCCAGAAACTTCTGTCTAACTGTGTGATCTTCAAGCGTCTCCCCCAACTTAACGAATCCCTCCTGTTCAAGGGAATCTGCGTTTGGCTTCAAATCTAACTTTAATAAAGCATCATAGTTCTTGTCATACAAGAGATACAAATATACAAAATCATCTGCAGATATACTAATACTTTTTAGAATTTCTGTATCAATCTTGATTATCATACCAATTATTTAAACACTACGGTTACTTCTGTACCTTTTACTGTTATAGTCATGTTATCTGACTGTCGCATAACCTCAAACATAGAATCTTTAAAGTTTGATTTCAAGGACTCTGGAGCAGCTCCTTTGTGATCTAACCCTTCCTCTACCCTTGTCCATTCTGTTGGGACTGGGACTGGGGTGCTTCTTCTAAGCTTCTGCATAGTTTGAAATTTACTCCTAATCCTAGCAGCAGTCATATTTTTTAGTGCCTCCTCAGAAAACATCCGCTTAAAATCTCTTAAAATATCTTTAGCAGTGTTAATCTGTAATGACGTACTACGTCTGTACCTAGTGAGGATCATGTCCTCCATTTTCTTAGTATATTTAACATTCATTTTTAAAATGTGTTGTGAGATCTACATCTCGATTTATATTATTAAGCGATTTAGTGGCTTGTTCCATCCACTTTTGTTCTTGAGAGTCTTTAACGTACAGTATATATACTCTACCTCTTTTACCCTTTTTGAACCGTATAAGTCTACCAAGTCTCTGGATCATAGGCAAAGCCTTACTCTCCAACCCGGCAATAATTCCAATCTCTACATCAGGTACATCAAAACCTTGATTTAAGGCTTTTGCACTGCATAGGATTGCGTCTGTAGTATTTGAGAACTTTTCTAAGGCTTCTTTCTTTTTCTTAGTAGTCATCTTAGAATGATAAGTATCTCCGTCTAATTCACCTGCCATAGCGTTAGTCATCTCAATTGTACCTGCAAAGCAGAGTATTTTTTGAGTGCTATGATTATCAACAATTAACTTAGATAAGTCTAGTTTATTAGCTGCATGCTGTACAATAGACTTACGTCTACGTATAGCCCCAAAGAATTGAGCTGCAGCTCTAGCGTCGCCTTGTCCTGTATTTAGTATACGGCTAGCTTCATCAAAAGCATTGTAACCCCCAAGTAGATACTTGCAGTGTACAAATTGTTGATTAGCTCTTTTATATGCAATCAGCTCCATATCAGTAAGCTCTACTGGGACACAATGAATGTCATAAGGAGCTACAAGCCCTTTAGTTACACACTCATCAAGACTAATGTTATAAACAGTAGGAGCAAGTGAAGCTAGTAATGCACGATACTCATCCTCTTCAGGAAGGGTAGCAGTCATACAAAGCAACCTGTGATAGTGATTATTCTCAAAAAACTTACGATACACGGGGGATAATCCCAAGTGTATCTCATCACATACAACAATGTCATACGTTTGATTTGTAAGTTTGTGTGCTGATTGATAGCATACTATATCTATTTTATCTAGGAGGCTTTCATGCCCCCACTTTTTGAACTCTTCTTTAAATTGATCTTGAAGTTGAACAGTAGGTACAAGAATAAGTGCTTTATCAAAAGGCTTGTCGCTAACATTAAGAGTATGAGCAACAGCAAGAACACCGCATCTGCTTTTACCAAAGCCTGTACCAGCTATGATACTACCACAATATGCAGCTGAATGCCACGCATTGAGTGCTTTACTTTGTTCTTCTGCTTTAGATTTGTTAATCTTCTGGGTCATAATCTCGCTCTTCTTGTAATATTTCTTCTTCTAGTTCCTCTTTAATATCGTTAGCAATATTTAAAGAACCATCCAATACAATCTCATAAATCTTAACACTAGGATGTACCTTAGGCTGAAAATAATCGCCAGGTTCTCCGTAGTCTACTTCATATTTTATCTCCAACTGTATTGGGCCTATGTCTGAGTCTATTTCCATGTACTTCGTGCTCATATTCAAGATTATTTAGTTTAACAATATTTTGTACTACTTGTCTTCGTAAGCTTACTAGCTCACTAGCCACAAGTGACTGGCTTCTTCGAAGTGATTCTACTTCTTTAAGTAGAAACTCCTTTGTATTAGCTTCCATCTTATTTAGTTTATGCTATTAGTAATAGCTATTAATTTAATCTGTGCTTAATATGGATCGTCTAACATTGAACACTTTCTCTTGAGCATCTAAAGAGTCTAAGAGATTTTTAGTTCGATATTGTAGATCCATAAATTGTTTTTGCAATCTTTCATCATCCCGCACACTTTTCTGGATTAAGAAAATTCCACTGATTGCCCCGAACATTCTTCTATATTCA